TCGAAGCCCTCACGATTGACGCGCGGCTTCTTGCCCGAGCGCCAGCCGAAGAGGCAGGGCTCATGCGCCCACAGCATGATCGAGCGGGTCAGCACTGGGCGGCTCTTGGCCCATATGATCTGCTGATGATGCAGGACGTCGAACTTTTTCCAGCACGCCTCCAGCATCGCCTGCCGGCGCGAGGCATGCCAGCAATACCAGGCGGCGTCCTCGGCGATGGCGCAGTCGATCGCGACCTGCATGAAGGCTTCGTAGAACTGCGGCCCCTGAGACGAGTCGTCCCAGTGCGGCTGCTCGATATAATCGTCGCTCCAATCCTTGTTGGCGATCTTCTTCGCCCGCGCCGACGCGCCTTTCTTGGTCGGATGGTTCGTTCCGTCGTAATCCACGAGGTATGGCGGATCGGTTGCAAAGAGCACGGCGCGCTTGCCGTCCATCAGCCGAAGCACATCTTGCGGGTTTGTCGAGTCTCCGCATAGCAGACGGTGATTGCCAAGGAGCCACAGATCGCCGCGTCGCGTCGCGGGACGCTTGGGTGGTTCAGGAATCTCGTCTTCGTCAGTGAGGCCGCCGGTCGGCTCCGACGCGAGAAGGCCTGCGACCAGTTCGGCGTCAAAGCCGACCAAGCCAATGTCGAAACTTTCTGCGGAAAGATCGGCGAGCTCCTGTTTGAGGAGATCGTCATCCCACCCGGCATTAAGCGCCAGCTGATTGTCGGCCAGCACATAGGCGCGCAACTGCGCCGGCGTCCAGTCGGCGCCGACGACGATTGTAGGTACCGACGCAATCTCCGCAGCCTTCGCCGCCTCGACACGACCATGGCCGGCGACAATCATTCCATCAGCCGTCACGAGCACCGGGTTGGTGAAGCCAAACTCCCGGATCGACGCCGCCAGCTGATTGATTTGTTCCGGCGAGTGCGTGCGCGCGTTGTGCTCGTAGGGCTTCAATTCGGAAACCGGGCGCATCACGACTTCTGGCGTCGTCATCTACGGGCTATTCCTTTGAGGGCTGTGGCAACCAAACCGCAAAAACGAAAATCGGAAATATCCAGATCCATCGGGCCGTCGCGCCGCAGCGTGCAGCTGTCGCCCAAAAGGAACCATTGGCGGTTTGCGTGTGCAGCTGGCGGCTGGTGACGTCACGGCAACATCGCACCGAGCCTCGACACCACCGTCGTCGCCAGCACGCTCGCCGCACCCTTGTCGAACGCCGCTGCGGTCTGGCCCTTCGTCATTTCCGTGGGGATGAACAGGCCCGAGCGCACCAGCGAGATCGGCCCGCCCCAGCGCCTGCTGGCGCCGCGATAGACTTGCCCGCCCAGTTTCGGCGAGGGCGCGCGCCGTCCGCGTGGACCCGACGTGATGAAGGCGCGATCGTAGTAGGTGGACCTGTTCCACGGATGCGCGGTCACCCCGCCGCCGCCTTCCTTCGCGCCGAAGTATTTCAGCCTGACGTTGCCGCCTTCCGACCAGATCGTGTAGCTGAGCGAGCCTGCGTTCGCCTCGATCGTTTGCTGCGCGCGCTCAAGCGTGCTGCCGGGGAGGCCAGTCTGCGCGGTTTCGGCTGCGACGGTCGCGGAGCGCACGGCCTGCCCACCTTCGTTCAGCGCCTGCGCCAGGACGGTCCGGCCATTGCCGCCGCCCAGCGCCTCGAGCCGCGCGGCGTAGCGCGAGAGCATCTGATCGCGGAAGGTGACGACGACATGCATGCGGCGCGCTGCCCTGAAAAGCAAAACGCCCGAAGCGGAGTGCTTCGGGCGCATTTCTGAGATTCCAATATCGGAACTTTTAACAGCGATTGATCGCTTCGTCAATAGGTTTCGACATTGTTTTCAATGCGTTATCGTGCGTGATGCTGCGGGTTGCTGCGCGCGCGTGCGGGCTTCTGACGTGGTTACAGCTTGAAGACTCTCACCAGCGCATTCAACGCCACGCGCAAATTGCCAAGGTCCTCATCGCGCCAGATGTTTGTGTCCTCATCGGCGCAGATCACGCGGTAGATCAACAAGGTCGGCCTCATGCCGGCCGACAACCGATGCTCGCGATCGCATTGGTCGAGCGCTTCGGTCGCTTGCTCAAAGCGCTCCCGCAATTTCTCGATGACGTCGAGCACGGGTTCGCTCGGCGAACTGCCGAAAATGCCTTCGTTGATGAGGATGCCGGCGACCGATCGCGGGCTCGGCACAGGCAGTCCCATCACGATGTGGTGGCGCTGGTAGAGCTCGCCGAAGACGACGCCGGCCTGGTATTGCGTGTCGCTGATCAGCTTGCGGAACGCCAAGCGCCCCAGCGATGTTCCGAGCCGTTCGTCGCGGGCTTGTTTGGCCGTCACGCCGTAATGGCGTTGGCGCGCTGCAATCGCCGTCGCCATAGCTTCGCGTTCGGTCTCTTCGCGACGGAGTTTGCCGCAGTCGTAACGCAGACCGGGCTTGCGTTTGCGTCCGCGGATCATTGCACGCCTCCCTTCGTCTGCATGGCCCACAGCAGAATCGCGATGGCGTCGGCCTCATTGTCGTCGGCCGGATTGAAGCCGCGCGCTTTCACCGCCTCGATGACTGCGCTCTTGTCGGCGTTGCCCTTTCCCGTGATGAAGCGCTTGATCGTTCCGACCGGCACGCCCTGGTAGGGAATTGTCTCGTGCTCGCACCAGGTGGTCAGCGTCGCGAGGAAGCCGCCATAGAGATGCGCTGCGTCGACGCCGACATGGCGACGCACTTCCTCGAAGTGAATGGCGTCGATGCGCCCGGCGTAATTGCGCAACTGATCAAGCCAGCCTTTGAAACGGAGGTAACGCATGCCGCCGCCGTCGTAACGGCTGGGCCGGAATGACGCCGTGCCGCTGGTAACGACGCCGTCGGAGCTGAGCAGCGCCCAGCCGGTGGTCGTGCCGAGATCGAGGGCGAGAATGGCGCCCGTTTCCGGAGCGGAAGTTTGGATTGCCGCCGGGGTTGGCATTGCGGCGGGCAGAGTCAGAGTCGTCGAAGCCATGGGTGATCGCCTCGTTGTAGGGGTCATCGGTGGTGGAGGGCGACGGCGGCTTGGGTGAGTCGCGTTACTTGGGCCGCCGTCGTCTGAGGGCGCGCGGATCAGGGCGGCCCACGGGCGAAACCCACGTATGGGAGGAAGGGCCAACACTCATGGTTGGCCCTCCCATACGTAGTATGGGAGCTTTCGGACCTAATTGATATTTTCGTCGTAAGTGCCTGCTTTTGTGGCGAAAACCATGAGAGGGGGATGAGAGAAATATGAGAGACAACCCCTCTCATATTTTCCCCGCAACACACGGAATTTGAACGGATTTTGATTTTGTCTCTCATATGAGGGGGGCCCCTCTCATATGAGAGACATCGCCTTCCGACCCGTCCGGATAGACCCAGACCTCGGGATTTTCGACCGCGAGACAAGCCGCCGATTGGGGGCATTTGTAGTGGCTCGGCAGCACCCGGCGCGGGGTCGAAATGATCTCCCCGGTGGTCGGATCGATGCTCTCCTCAGGCTTGCCGAAGGTCATGCCCTCTACGCAGAGATACCCGAAATGTGAGCGCGTGACGGGGAAGCCGAAGGACGATGCGTCACGCAGAAATTTGATGAAACCCTTTGTCGCCAGTACGCCAAGGCGGTCCTGGATCGTATGCTTGCTGCCGAGCCCCGCCTGGTTTTCGAATTTCTCGGCGAACTGCTTGGTGACATAAAGGCGTTCTTCCTCCGCCTCATCGAGCAGGATGCCAAGAATGACGTCGTGCTTGCGCAGGCGCTCCGCGTCGAGTTTCTCGCCGAAGTCCTTGCGGACGAGACGCTCATTCATCGGATTGAGCTCGACCCAGCGGCGATTGACCTTGTCGATCAGTTTTGCCGGCAGCGCCGGGCCGTTGCGCAGTTCGATCTCCAGCTTGCGCGCCGTGTCGTCCTCGTCCGGCTGGTGCATGAGCAGCCCGGACGTATAAAACCCGCGCAGCGCGCTGGCGCCGGACAATGCTAGGAACGGATCTTCGCCCACGGCCTTGCGCGGCATTTTACGGGTGTGGTGGGCAAGGATGACGCCGCACTCGGGCGCGACGACAGCCCGCAGCCTCTCGACCCGCTCGGTGAGAAAGAACATCATCGCTGCATTGTCGTTCTCGCCGCCGTCCTTGCCGCCGTCGAACAGATTGCGGATCGGATCGAGACAGATGATGTCGGGCAGGCTGTCGGGGAAACGCGTGCGAATGGCGTCGGCGACGCGGGCGAGGCCCTTGTCATCGAGGATCAGCTCGAGTTTCGGCGTCGCGTGCAGATTGTCGCGCGCCGCCGCTACGACGGCCGTATCGAGCCGAATGCCCTGCATGCGCTCGCGCAGGTAATGATACTGGATCTCCGCCTGCAGGTAGAAAATCCGCAAGGGCCGCGGCGGCGCGAAGCCGAGAAACGGAACGCCCGCGGCCATGTGGACGAGCATCGAGATCAGGAAGTCGCTCTTGCCGACCTTGGGCGCGCCGCCCAAAACCAGCAACCCGCCCGGCGTCAGCACGCGCGGCGCGATGATGTCCTCCGGCATGGGTGAGACGTCGTCGAGCAACTCGCCGAAGGAGAACACCGGCAAGGCGTGCGAGCGCGGCGCGGCGTCGGCGTCGAGGCGTATGAGCGGCGGCCCGTTCTTCTCGATGTGCTTCGCCCACAGCCGGTCGGCTTCGAGCTTGAGGCGCGTCAGCGGCCACGGCGGGCGCACCATGGCGGCGTTGTATTGGCAGATCGCCTCCCAGCCATCGTCGGGGCTCATCTCCCCCTTGTGGACCTGGCGGATGTAGTGGCCGGCGGCGGCGCTGATCCCGGCGAAGCGCGACCAGCCGTCGACGCCGCCCTCGCGCACCGGCGTCGTCAGTACTTCGCGAATCGTCGGTTTCTCGCGCTCCACCGGCTCGGGACCGGCGTAGATGAAGCGGATCATGTTATCGACGCGCTCGGCGAATTCCCGAAGCTCCACCTCCACATGCGGATTGTGTAGGCGGATGGTGACGGCGCGCCGGAAGCCGCCCTTATGGTAGACCGAGCCTGCCACGCGGATCGGTTGATGGGCGGAGCGGAAATGCCAGTCGCCGCCGATCTTGCGGGCAATGTCGGCGCGCAGCCGGCAAACCGCCAGGATGTCTCCGTCGGTCGCCGGCTCGGTCAGCTTCCACCAGACATGGAGTTTGGGCTGCCCTTCCTTCGTGCGGCCGCCACTCTCGACGACGAGCGTCGGCAGGCCGAGATGATCGACGAGGTGCTCGTATTTGGCGGCGATGTCACCGTCGTCGAGATCGACGACGATGGTCTGCATCTGGATGACTTCTTCGGCCTTGGCCTGTCCCGTCGCGGCGACGGTGCCGGGCACGACATAGACCGCGGATCCCTCGCGCCACGCCCAATTGACGAAGGTGACGAGCTTGTCGATCGCGTGCTCGTCAGCCTCGATCCAGATGTTGTTGTTCGGCCGATCGTCGAGGTTCTGGCCCTTGTCGACGAAGCCCCGCACGGGGATCAGGCCCTCGCAGTAGCTGAACACGACATTGAGGAAGATCTTCAGCTGCTCGACGTCGGGCTCGATGTCGGCCGGATCGATGATCGCCGAAACATCGTTGAAGTCTTGCCACGGGTTGAAGTGGATGATGTTGTCGTCGCTCATTGCGGCAGGCTCCAGCAGCGGTTCGACCAGGGACACTGGCGGCATTCGTGGAAATCAGGGGCGCGGGCGATACGGGGTAGCAGCTCGCCGGCGTCGGTCGCCTTCAGGACGCGCACGGCGCGGTCGCTCATGCGCTGCGCCAGTTCGGCGTCGAAGGGAACAAGCTCATGGTGGAGCTCTGCCGTATCCTTGTTGGTGGCGGTGAACAGCGCGGGATTAGCCGCGACGCCCGGAATGGCGGCGTCCATGAAGGCCTGATAGAGCGCGATCTGAGCCGCATAGACCGGCTTTGACGCCGCGACGCCTTTCGCGACCGTCTCGCGCCAGTTCTTCGCATTCATCGTCTTGTGCTCCCACAGCGCCGGAACGCCGAGGGAGAGGGGAGGCGCGACGCCGGCGATGACGCCGTCGACATGACCGCGGATACGCCCGCCCGCGACGGAGAAGCCAAATTGCTCCCCGTCAGGACGGTTGCCCTTGCGGGTGTAGAGGTCGAAGCCGGCGGCGCGCAGCCAACTGACCGCAAGGTCTTCGAGCGCATGTCCGATAGCGAAAATACGCAGCGTGCGACCGGAAAACCCGGAGCCCTCGTCCTTTGGCGCACCGGCGAATTCGAATTGAAGCGCGCGTTCGCAGGCGTGGCCGATGCGCGAACCGCCAAGATAATTGCGCGGCGGCCGTGTAGCATTTTGCGTGACCAGCGCCGTGTCGATCGCGGCGTTGACCTTTTCGGTAACCGTGGGGCTGTGATTATAGTCCAGCATCAGAAGGGAACCTCCGCATCAGTCGTCCTTGCGATTTCCGACATCGACTCCTGAAAGCCGGCGATCATTTCGGCGACGAGATCGAAAGCCTCCTGCTCGGAAAGATCGGCGAGACGCTTTTCCCATCCGATACGGTCGATCAGATCGGGGATCCGCTTCATCGTTGCGCGGACGGCGTCGGTTTCATGTTTTGAAAGAAGCGTCATGAGTTCCGGGTTCCTCGCTCTGGCGCTGTAGAAGCGCTGACACTGTTTCGAGCAGAAGGCGGCTGTCGGATGCGGCCAGCCTTTCGCCCATGGATCAGCCCACGCGAAACCGGCAGCGCGCCGCCGACAAACCGCGCAGATGATGGTCCTGGGGCGGCTGACCCCGAGACGTTCGAGAGGCGCAATCGACATGATCACCTCCCTCAGGCCGCGCGCGCCGATTGGTCGGCTCCGAAGACGAGCCGACGGATCGC